AGGAATAGTTCCTGTCAGTCCCCAACGAATCGGAATGTTACTGAACACGCCCGTAAGCATGGTCTTGAGAACATCAGCCTTAGCCATATGGACCTCATCAACTATGACACAAGCAATGTCTTCAAAGAAAAACTCATCAAGATTTTCTTCTCCTGCATCGGCTGTGTTCTTAAACAGATTGTTTAATGATTGCCATGTACAGATTGTATGCGTCTTGCCATAGTCTTTACGATCACCAAAGTAAACGCCTACGTCAAGTCCTAGATTGATGTAGTCTGCTTCTGTCTGTACGACTAGGCTCTTGTTAGGGACGATTACGAGACTGCGGCCATACTTCTCTACACTCTTAGATAGAGCAGCAGTCATAAGTGTCTTACCCGCACCCGTAGCGACTTCCTGCAAGCTCTGAGGATTGGCCAAGAAGTTGTTGATGATTTGAACCTGGTAGTCTCGTAGCATAATCGGCTGGCCAGCCATTGGATGCTTGTCTGGCCATACCTTATCACTAAAGCTATCTTCACGTATTAGATCAAACTCTAGCTTACCGTGCTGTTCCCTGTTGTCTATCAGTTCAATGTCATAATTCTTATCGTATAGATATGTGATAACATCTTCCAGTAGGTTCAGATAAGTGCTACCTGCAAGACTGAAATAACTGATCTTGCCATTCCAACGGCCCAAACGAACCGAAGGCAAATATCTTGCCCCCGGCTTTTCGTACTCAAACTTCTTCATCAATGCTCTTCGGTCTGACAATTCAAGACCTTCAATTTTCACATTGACTTCATCCTTAATGATGATTTTTGCTTCGTTCATTTTACCTCAATCGGTCGGCTATCTTTAAGCACGACTGTTTTACTTATTTGCCCTGCAAAGGCATTGCGAATATCAATGTTGCTAGTATGCTGCAACAGCATGTTTACGCCCTCAGGAAGTTTACCGAACGCCATTGGACCAAGAGGATTCATGCCATATTTGGAAATAAGCTCGTTGAGAGTATCTTGATTTAACTGTGTACGTAGACCTCTACCGATAATCACATTATTGCAGCCCAAACTTTTCATCCACGAAATTGCCGTTTCTACCTGATCAATTTCCATTTCATAGACACGCTTGCTTGCAAACTCTAATTTAGGATTAGTCGCATAAACACGTTCATCAATATTGATTCCCATTAGTGACAACCTAAACAAGGTCTTTGGATCAACCTGAATAACCATGTCCTTAATCAACTCGCCCAAAACACTATTGATGGCAACAATAATAGGCCTATCATTAACTACATATAATGTAGGATCGTATACCTCAGCATAATAGGTGTTGATATCATCAAGTAGGCTAGACAATTGATCATCAAACCTAACAGTATCAAAATACTTACCAAGTTCAGTATTTGCTATTTTAAGTGCTGTGGTACTAAAAGGAGCACGATACATTTTGGTATCGCGGTTCCATTCAAAATTGTTGTTCTTGACCTGCCTAAATGCACTGATAAACGGCTTGTTGAACGGCACCTTGATAACAATATCATTGTCATACAGAGACACGGTAGCACCGGTATATTCTGGTGTGCTTTCAACTACCATAGTCTTCCATGGCAGTGCCTTCAAGGTGTCCTTATCAAAACCGTTCTTAGTAAGCTGCTTCTTATACTTACTGATAAGATTGTCAAAGAGAGTTGCCTGATTACTAGTAACCCTGTCCTTATTCTGGATCATAGTTTGCAGGTTAGCCATGAACTTGTAGTCATACTGACTCAAGCTTATCTTGCCGTTTAGGAAGAAATAAAGAAGCTGTTCTTTGTTGTTCATGTCCATACTATATCACTATCACGTGGTATTTACAAGCATTCTGGAAAAAAGGGGGAGACCGAAGTCTCCCCTAGGTTACTATGACAAATACTCACCACGAGTTTCTTTATCCCCGCTTCATGCAAGTGCTTTCAGCAAGTGCCTTCCAGTTACGCGGGGAAATCTTGATAAGATCGGCAAGCTTGAGAGCCATACGAATTGACATTTCACGAAGCTTCTTCTGATTAGTCTGCATGAAGTCAAGCACTTCGGCGCCTTCGCCATTCTGAAAATTGTAGTCAGCGAACAGGCCACCTTCGGCGTCACGATCAACCTGACGAATGCGAAGCATCTTGTCACGCTGGGTGTCAATCGTCAAGTCAATGAAATGACAACGACTTTCAAGGGCTTCAAGGTGATCCTGCAACTTCTTGCTACGAACGTTTTCAAACTTGAGGTTCGTGATGAAGATAGCAGAACCATTGAAGTTGAAGCTGTTCGGAATACCCTCGTCACGCAGCAGGCGCGAGTCCGAGTTCCAGCAGATGCGCCGGCGCTTACCACTGTCAAGAGCAGCCTTAAGAATGTTCAGGGCAAGTTCATCAGCAAACACGCTATCGCAATCGTCAAACACGAGGACGTTCTTCTTGTCGCTGTAGCGATACAGCTGGGCATACAGACCGAGTGCAGTCATAGCACCCTTAACAACTTCATAGCGAAGCTTCTTGCCTGCAATCTTGTCAAACATAGAAGCCTTTTCAAGCTGTTGTTCAACACCAAACGACTTACCAACACCCGGAGGGCCCGAAACGATCATCGCACGAATGTCGCCGTTGATGCAAGCAGCCGACATTTCATCAAGGATCTGAAAACGAGTAGCAATACGATCCATTGCTTCTTCATCAGTTTCAGTAACGGTAGCAGTCGGGGTAGCATCACCGTCAAGGAATTCAACATCGCTAGTGTCAGCGATCTTGATGCGAACTTCATCAATGTTTACGGGGAAAGCACCGTCATTCTTGACAGTCACGAAAGTACCCTTCTTACCAGTCTGAAAACCCTTGACGAGAGTAAACTGGCTGTCGATGACCGGGTTGTTACGATATTCACCGTTCTTGATGAGAATGCGAGACATATGAATTCCTCTGTGATGTGTTGATATATTAGTTATAACAAAATGGGCATCCGAAGTCAACCAAAAAGTTGCCTCGGATGCCAGTTTTTATCCGTTCAAGCGAGCCTGAATTTCAAGAAAGAATTGATTGTACTTTGCCATACGTTCAATGTCCTTCTGTGTGACGCCCTTGAGACGACGGATATCAGTGTTGTGACGAAGATCACAAAGCTTAACACGCATTGCATCCTCGTTGGCAAACACTACTTCCTTGTATTCATCGTAGGTCTGACCGGGCTGCTTAGTCAGCGCCTTAACTCCGTTGATCACCCGTTCAGTGCAACCGATTGCTTCAAGGTCTTTCCAAGTGGTTTTGGTATCTTCAACAACATCGTGAAGCAGTGCCATACACTGTAGTTCTTCATCGTCGGTCTTGAGATAATGCATGACCTTTAGCGGGTGAAGAATGTACGGGTTACCTCCCCTGTCAAACTGACCTGCGTGAGCATTCGTAGCGAGAACTAGGACTTTGCCGAGTAGTTCACCTTTTTTCATATATGCTCCTTTCTCTGTCTATAATTAACAATAGCAAATCGTAGGAGATATGTCAACCTCTTTATGGCTTTTTATTATTCATCGTAGACAAGACTGACAGTGCAAATGATGCTAGGATCAATGTCAATACAAATGTAGCAGCACCATAGACTGCTAAGAACCATTGTGTTAGGACAACGATTACTGCCATAAGAGCAACCAAGCCAAACAACGCTGATAGTGTTTTGATGAGAACAAAAATTCCACTAGACCATCTGTTTGCAGTCTGCTCCAGTGCGGATAAAAAATTAGTAAGCCAAAGCTTTACTTGCTCACTGTTCCAATTGCTGTTCATAATGAGATATCTCTTCCTTTAATTTGAGTTTACGCTTTTTTAACTCTTGGATTTTTAAATCATCAGCGTGAGTGTAAACAAGCTGATTTATTTCCAATTCTAAATGATGATGCCTATGCTTTAATTCTGCAATGTGCAGTTTTAGTTTATCACACTTCATTGTAGTCCTTCTTTAATGCTTCTACAGTTCTATAATGCTCAACCATCTTATCATAGTTGTCGTAATTAACTGCTTGTAGTTCAGGATACTTTCGCTCAAGGTCACGATCAGTCATATCCAACCGATATCTAAACCAACGATCTTCGTACCCATGCGGGTCAACAAATTCTTTGAAAGAAATATAGGGCATTTTCTGAAACTTATCATTTCCAAGATTAAATGACATATGTTCAGTAGATTGAATCATTCTACCATCACCCTCGCATGTACTACAAGGGGTTCGGTATGTGCTATACTCTCTCTTATGATAGTCTGTCAATTCGTCCTTCTCAAAGAATCCAAATCCATTGCAACGATCACACAGAATGACTTTGTTAGACCTTGACATAGAACCAGTGATGGTCTTTGGTAGATCATCAAGTTCAATCTTCTGGGACATTGATTTCCCAACCACTAGCTTCGTAATATGCCCAAGTGTCCTTGTTTTTCTTTTGGAAGATAGCTTCAATATAGGTTACGTTATTCTTGATATGATGCTCCCACAAGTTAGTGATGGGATTATTCTTGAGAAGCGGTAACATGATACGGACGCCATTTGTATCTTGAAACCAGTATTCATTTACAACTGAACGCTTGCGTCCATTATGAACCTTATTAATAAAGGATAGTGCTATTGTGCCTTCAACTCTACTAGGGCCCTTAACTTCCGAATATTCTCCACCAAAAATCTCTGTCAACGACATATCATATTCATAGAAGTAAGGAAGCTTGTAGATCATTCCTACAAACTTGGAAGTTACGCGGCTAGGAGAGTCAGTTAGATAGGTCAACAAATCTGTTCTATATCTAGTAAAGTGTTCATTGCGTAGTTTGGCAACAAGCAACTTTGACTTATAATAAGACCTAACAATCTCTGCAAAAACACGATCCTGATCGGTAATCTTAGATGCAATCTTATCAGTGTGTTCGGTCAATGACCAGTTTCTATACTGGTAGCCCTTCTCTGCATCCTTGGTCAAGCGATAAAGTGTGCAACTGACAAGCAGTGGATCTTGTGTAAAGTTATACACGATATCCGGATCGTTATCAGCAACGGAAGTTGTCAACAAATCGTCCCAATTTTGGACTATAGATACATTAATCTTGCTCATATTTTTACACTATCTTATATCGTGCCAAGTATCAATAGCTAGGTTACCCAATTGATACATCTTCCATACCAGCAGTTCGTAGACGGACAATGTGCCCTAACTGCCACTGTTTGGCGTCAATTCCTTTAATCACGCCAGTCCATTTATTACGAAGCAATGCTACTTCGTTAATCAAGACTTCATAATCAATAACCTCATCTTCGCCGTCAACATATTTTTCGGCAATACGTTCGGTCAATTGTCTGTTATATGCTTCTAGATATTTTTTATAATGCTTTCTACGAATCTTGCGTAACTGGATTTCTAGGTACCGTAATACCGCCTCAATCTCTTGAAGTTGATTGAAGCGATACTCCGTGACTCCGGGTAGTGCAGCAATGTTCTTTTCAACATTGCCGTACACCTTTACATCATTACGTGCGGATAACAATTCATTTTCATAATGGGTTATGAAGTCAGGAATGTGACTTAAATCACTTGTTATCTTACTATACCAGGTCATTAGTATGGATCGTCGTCGTAATAATCGTCTTCGTCGTAGTAATCGTCTTCGTCAAAATCATCAGTTTGATCAAAGAGTACTCCTGATTCGGGTGTTTCTAGATAAAATTCAAGTGCTTCCTTGATATCCTTGTCACCTCTAAAAGTATTCTTGATTTCGTGTGCTGAATAATCTTCTTCAACTAGGTAATTAACTAGTGTTTCGGCTGCACCATCTACATCGCCAGCTTCAATACTAGACTTAAGAAGCTTCCAAACTTCACCGATTAATCCAATGCTCATTCTGCTAACTCCTTAAACTCAACTTTCAATTCATTCATTACTTCTTGAAAATCATTTTCAGGGAATGCCATACGACCCAAGTTAAACATTCTTCTACATAGCCGAACATTTTCTTTACTGTAAGGTCCGGCATTGTCAAGACGTTCGGGACTAATAGCGAATGGATGATGTTTAATTTTATTGTAGTTTGGGTCTAAAGGAAGACCTGACCAATAACACTTTCCACCTTGTTCACTGAACATATCTACTAGATCCTGAGGGGTTATAGTGACCTCTTTTACTGGACGACCAGAGACTCGGTTCCTTCCCATACTATATGCAATGCCGGATAGCATCTTCTTTGCCAAACTAAGTTCCATCATTCTGCGCTGTCCTCTTCTTCAATCAGAGTAGCAGCAGTCTTGGCAGTCTTAGCTTCAAACTCAGCCATGATTGTATCCAAACAACCATCATCGTTTGCTTCCCAAGCCTTACGGAACTTCTTGATGATAGAACCATCAAGCTTAGTATAAACAAGACTGTTGCCTTCCTTACTTACCATGCCCATTGATTCTGCCATGTCAAGCATACCCGAATAAGGATTCATACCAGTTTCGTATGGAATCTTAATCTGCACGGATTCGAAGGGCTTTGCATAGCGGGTCTTCATGACCTTACAAGCACTACGAATACCACGAACGTCACTGACCTTGTTACCTGATTCGTCTTCCTTAAGCTTAAGCTTACGCATAGCTACCACGATAGACGAAGCATAGATGAAGCCCTGACCACCTGAAATCTTATCGTCAGGGTCAAACATATCCTGCGATGCATAAGTGTGGTTAGTAGCAACAAGACCGACGTTGTTTGAACCAAACATGTTTACGCAGTTACGAACAAGTGCAGTCAATGCTTTGGGCTTACGACCCATGTCACCCTTCATGTCACCGGCTTCAAACTGATTAACATCAGTCGGAGTTAGCAACATGCCAAGCGAGTCAATGACGAACAGAACCTTAGGCTTGTCTTCTTCATTCATGGCTTTGTAGCCCTTCATGAATTCGCTGATAGTCTTAGCAACATCATCAATCATTGCCATGTTCAACTTGAGGAGCTTATCCTCAGCAGTATCTACACCAAGAGCGTGAAGCCAGGCTTCGTCAAGTGCGTTTTCGCTGTCAATCAGAACAACATAGATACCCTGCTCTTGAGCATGGCGTACTAGGTTGCCCGAACAGATGTAGCTCTTACCTGATCCAGACTCTCCGGCAAAGACAGTAACTTTACCAAGAGGAATCCCCTTATTAAAATCTCCACTAATTCTATAATTGAGTGCATAATTACCTGTACTTACCCAATCGGTTGGGTCGTTAAATCCGATACTAAGGCCGTCAATCGCCTTAGTAATGTCCTTGCGGAACTTACTAATATCAAATGGCTTTGCCACTATTTTCTCCTGTTATCTTACAATTTGTTTTAACTTATCACCCGTTGAAGTTTTTTCAAGCACTTCGGGACAATTTTCTGCTAGTTCATCTAAGTGACTATCCCATGGATAATGACGTAGAATAGTTCTAGCACGGTCACGAATGATACTTGGTACTCTGGGTGTTTTGCCAGGATCGCAAAGTTCTTCTAAAAGCTTTCTGCTTTGCTTCAAGGCTCTATATCTTTCATTTGGTAATGTCATATAAACCTCCTGTCAAATGGGGAGGACTAAGCCTCCCCTATCTAAGTTTTACTTAGACTGACGGGCGCGGATCATTGCAAGAATGTCCTGAGCCTTGTCGCTTGATGTGTCCGACTTAGGAACAACTACTGGATCAGTTGCAGCCGGTGCTGCATCTTCGTCCCAAGGAACATCATTGTTGACTGCTGGAGCAGTTTGGGTAGTGCTGGTTTCAGCAGTCACCGCTGGTTCGTCCTGTGCTGCTCCAGCTGGGGCCTCAAGTCCATAAGGACGATAGTAAGCGCCCCACTTATCAGGATCATATGCACGACCATCAACAGATGCTTCAAACATTTCCTTGATAACACGAAGTTCTGCTTCGCTTGGCTTCTTCGGTAAGAAGTCCTTAAGATTGAAAAGACCATGTGCTTCAATAGCAGCAAGTTCTGCCTCAGTCAACGGGGATTCCTTACGGGCCCAGTTAGAAGTTGAGTAGTCAGCATAACCACCCTTTGAAGTCTTCTTGATGTTGAAGTCAAGACCACGAGCGTAATCAGTTGGCAATTCTTCCAACTCAGGATCCATCAATGATGCCTTGATTACAGTCTGAATCTGAGGACTGATTACGAAGCGACGAATAGGATTAGCCGGAGTTGCATCATCACCGAGAGGGTTTGCACGAACGAAGCCCTGATAGAGATAAGAACGCTTCTTCCAATACTTGTTAGCGAGGTCCTTAAGAGTGTCATCCTTGTACCAAGGACGAACTTCTGCGAGAACGGGGCAGTTGTCGCCATACATTTCTACGCAAGGAACCTGAACGATTACCTGCTTAGCATCTGGCTGACCCTTAATGCCATTGAACGGAAGCTTAATGATCTGACGTTCAACCCAGAAAAAGTCGTTGGTGTTGTCGGCGTCAGGAAGGAAACGCACTGTTGCAGTTGCGCCTTCCGAAATATTCCAATGTGGGTAAATTGCATTATCAGACTGAGTACGTGGACCGTTGTTCTGATTCTTGTTTTCTTGGGCTGCCAAACGAGCCCGGATTTCTGCTAGACTTGCCATTTTGTTTTTCTCCTTTTAAATGTGCCTAAGTTGAGCCTAAATGTGTTTTTATGTTTGTTGTTTGGAGACAACTTCAACACAAGTTATGTTATAACTCATGTCAGAAGTATTTACAATAGAATTGGGTGCATAATATAATATTATATTACACTATGTACCCAATTTGTTATTATCTTTTGAAAAGTGCCATTTCTATGATACGAGCTAATTCTGGATCAATCTCTGTTGATTCGCTGGCACCAACTAATTTACCGATATTGTTGTTCTTTACCTTCTCAGTAGGACCAAGTTGACCTACACGCTTTTGTTCTGGACCCAAATCTTCTTCAAGCTGGATTCCCATTTCCGCAGAATATTGAGGATCAAGTCTAATGTTTCCGAATCCATTATCACGCAATGTTTGTACTACTTGGTCTAAGGGAACTTTCGCCTGAAATATAGTATTTTGTATTCCCCATTTAGTATGGCGACCTGTAATACGAGTATCATTAACGTAAACTGCACCTTTATCAGTAACTTCTACATTTACCTTTTTGGTGCGGGCTTCTTCAACTTCTTCTTCTGCTACTGTTTGGGGTGCCATGCTGATAAAGTTTTCTTCAACATCGCCCTTGAATGCTTTGTCAAGAGTCTTTCTAGCATCCTTCATAGCTTTTTTAGCAGCTAGCATCTTAGCAGTCTTATCTGGACCTCTTGCATTGTCAAAGTCACGCTTTGACCCGTGTTCTTTGTCCATTTCGTTTACATCATTTGCAGCGTGAGGTTTACGATTACGCATTTCTTCTTCACGCTCAAAGTCTTCTTCTGATGGAATCCAGCTATCGTCATCATCGTCATCTAAATCATCATCTTGCTTCTTCTTGAACGGGACAACATCGCCCTCGTCAAGTTCTAGCTTCTCATTGATAACGCTGTCTGCCCATTCTGCTAGAGTATCAATTTCTTCCATTTCAGTTACTGGCTTCTTGAGTCTTGATAAGATTGGCATTGCTGATTCAATGCGAGGGTCTACCATTTCTTGAACGAACAAGTCATTGATTGATTCGTCAAGTTCGTCTTCCATTAGTGTAGGAGTCCAAGATTCAAAATAATTTTGATATCCTTTGTGAGTAGTCAACTTGTGTAGTGTTTCACGCAAGCTAGTATAGTGATTGATACCTTCGTTTACTAATTCTTGTGCTGATTCATTGAACTGACCATTACGAGTTGCACGAACAAATCCAGCCATCTTGTTATAGTCTTCACATACTGACTTGATATGATTCCACTTGTCATCATTGGGTACGCCGCCTTCTGCGATATGACGAGCATATACACGAGCGATGCCAGGGCGGGTAGTTGGAGCAAGGAATCTTTCACCTTCTTGGTTCTCAAGGAAAATCTTAGCTACGTTACGATAACGCTGTTCACCTTCTTCAAGTGCGCGGTTATGTTGTAGAATGATCTTTACATTTGGAACTGCGTCATTATAACTTGCTTTTCTACCCATTGGATGGTAGCTCTCGCCTAGCTTTTCTTTCATCTTATAGTAATCCCGTTGTCTCATATCGTCGCCTAGACGATCTTTGTTTGACAATTCAAAACTTAATTGTCTACGTTGTGCCCAATTCTTTAAATGCTTTAAGAACCCAGTCCAACTATCGTCATATTCTGCGCCCGGAGTAGTAGTGCTGGGGCTTTCTTGCTGTTCTTCGTCATAGTATACAATGACGTTAGCAGCATCATCAATTGATACCCATGCTTTGCCGTAATCTTTACCGTCTTTATTGAAAGTAAACTGAATAACATCAGCAGCCTGACTAGCAGGAACTCGTTGATTCTTACTGTCTAGTGGAACAGGTTGATACCCTCTTACTTTGAGAAGGTCGTATAAGTCGCGGTTGAATGATTCGTTGTCAGTGGCCATGTTAATATTTATGCCAACTTAGCCCAAGACGGCAAAGAATGGTAACGGTGCAATCACTTCATCGTGGTCTCTAATTTGGCTTTCTAAATCGCCATGGAAGTCTGCTAACTGTGTCATCATACGCACTGCCAGGAGAGTTGACATTACTAAGTCATCTGTGTCTCCGATCTTAGCAGCGTAACTGCCGCCGCTGGCAACAAACGCTTTCAATTCGCTAATGAGAGAGCGACTATGTATGGTCATCTTCTTTGATTCTAGCAATGCTGTAGTAAATGCTATTTGGCTCTTTTGTTATTTCTGAGATATATTTGCAAATCTCAGCAAGTAACTTAATCTGACTAGGAATATCAGTCTTATTGTGTTTCCATTCACCGATCTGTGTAGTAGTGCTTGCGTCAAATACTTGAATAGCAGCCGGATCGCCGCCTGTACCCAATGACGGATCAAGTGCAACTACATAAATTCTACCCTTTTCGGGCTGTTTATACCAGCGAACCTGACCTAATCTATTGATAGGTTCAATGCCTTCAAGCATTACTAAGGTGTTTGGATTGATAAGTGTTTCATCTGCGATAATGAACTCACAACCGATTTCACGATTGAATCTGTCTTCACCTAACTGAGCCTTCATCTCAGCAGCCCATTTCTCATCTCTGCCGGGCTGTTCGTGCCAGTATGCTCTGTAGGCTCTAAAGCCGTTGACGCCTAACTCAGTTGTGTTACCAAACTCGTCTTCGGTCTTGTTAGCCATCTTCCAGATAAGAGCGAATTGATCTTCGTCGCTGTTTGGTGTTGATGTAATGATTGCTTTACCACCAGTTGATAGCGTAGGAGTAATAGCAGTCCAGAATTCTTGTGCGATTGAGGGGCGAACGAACGCAAATTCGTCAAGGTATAGTAGTGTGATAGACATACCACGACCTGTGTTTTCAGTCGTAGTAGCAGACAC